ATTTAGATAAGACAAACTTACCAGTAACCCATGGTAAAAATGTAAATGGGTTTAGATTTTACGAAATTGATGGAAAAGCATATCCATCTGTCACAACTGTTTTAGGTATCCAAAAGAAAGCAGGATTACAAAAATGGCGAGATAGTATTGGCGAAGATGTTGCCAAGTGGGAAATGAATAGAGCCTCAAGGAGAGGTACAGCAACTCACACTCTAATTGAACAATACATTAAGAATCAAACTCCTAGTGAGAGAAGTGTATTACCTTTAGGCTTGTTTAAACTATTAAGACCATACGTAGATCAACTTGACAATATCCATTGTTTAGAAACAATCATGTACAGTAAGAAGTTGACCATCGCAGGACAAGTTGACTGTATTGCTGAATACAACGGTAAGTTGTCAGTAATAGACTTTAAAACAGCAAACAAAGAAAGACAAGAGAGTTGGATTGAAAGTTACTTCCTACAAACAACAGCTTATGCTATGATGTACGAAGAAACTTTTGGTACACCAATCGAACAAGTTGTTATTTTACTTGCTGGAGAAGATGGTAGTGTTACTTCATATGTAAAAGAAAAGAAAGATTACATAGATAAGTTAGGTACTTCCATACAAGATTTTTATAAGTTTTATGAAGAACAAAATAAAGCTAAGGTCTAAATAATAATGTTGCAACAGTTAATGGTGGAAGCGAGAGTGGAAGCCATTGACAAAAGGAATATAATGAATAGTAAAGAGTTTAGTTTAAAGATTGAAACAGTTGTACGAGAAAAACGAATTACATATATGGAGGCAGTACTTCTTTATTGCCATGACAATGGTATAGATGAAAGTACAGTATCCCCATTAGTTTCAAAATCATTAAAAGAAAAAATTAAAGCAGAAGCTACAAATTTAAGAATGTTAAAATATCCTAGAGGTGGAGTGTTACCGGTATAATGTATGGTGGTTATGATGTATATAAAGTTTATCTTGGAGTTAAGTTACACTTCACTACCAAGACTTATGACTACATTAAATATGCAGGTAAAGTTAATGCAACAATGGATAGTTTTACAAAGAGAAAAGATAGATACTTTTTTCACAAATTAAGTGTAAGATATGGAAAAGATGAAATACTGGATTACTTTGTTTCAAACTTCTTGGAAAGTAATAAGAAGTGGATTGGAAACTTGTTACAAAATGATGGTACAGATGTTTACTTGGATTATAAGAAACGTAAAGAGTCATTTACCTACCATTTTAGAAGTGACTGTAATGCTATTGTTAATGATCTTCATGGTCGTGGTCTTTCTTTTGATGACGGCTTTCGAAGTCCTAAAGGTCAGCATCCTAGAATCTTACGACTACTTATTCAAAAGAAAATTAGTTACCAAACCGCCATCGTATTGGATCACGTCCTTGCGTTTGCTAAGAATTGGAATAAAGAAATTAAAGAAACTTTTGTCTGGCCTGATATCGCATCTCAGATTACCCGACTAAAACCATTCATAAGTTTTAATGAAACAGCATGTAAATTGATTATGAAAGAGATATTTGTAAATGACAGTAAGTAAAGTATTCTGTATAGGTAATGGTGAGAGTAGAAAACTATTAGACTTGAATATGTTTAAGCCGCAGGGTAAGACTTATGGTTGTAATGCTTTGTATAGAGATTTTACACCAGACGTATTGATATCTGTAGACCAAGGTATCATGCACGAGATATACCAAAGTGGTTATTGTGATAAGAATGAAGCTTGGTTTAGAAACTGGACCAGAGTACCTGGTATGTCATATGAACCATTAGTTTATGGAAGTATGAGTGACGCAGATAAAGAAGTACTAAACAAACATGAATCAAGTAAACAAGAAAACGACAGAGGTGATAGACAAGAGTTTGTATTTCATGGCTCTAATCTAGCTGGTACTGTGAACGTACTAAAGACTACAAAAGAAATTACAAAACAAGAAGTCAACCATACAAGTACATTTGTGAGTTGGGTTAGTGACAATGATAAAGCAAACTGTCTAAATGATTTAGTTTCAGGTGAAGACGATAGAGGTTATGCTTGTGGTGCTTCAAGTGGTAGAGTTGCGTTAATTAACGAGAAAGATTTACAAGAGATATATTTAATTGGACATGATTTAGTTAGTAATGATTATCAGCTCAATAATATGTACAAAGGTACAAAATTTTATGGATTACCCGAGAACGAAGCTACTCCACCGGTAAATTGGATTAGTCAATGGAAAACTCTAATGGAAGAACACCCACAAGTGACTTTCTATAAAGTTAATCCAGATGGTAATAGTGGTACAACCCAGGTCAGTTCTAATATAGATGAGTGGAAAGCCTGTAAGAATGTTAAGTATATTACATATCAAAATACACTTGACAAATTTGCTAAAGCATGATATAATACAAGTATAAATAATAATGATTCCGATTAAACAGGAAACACAAATATAATAATACGAAAATACATACAAAGGAGATATAATATGGATTTCAATACGTTAAAACAATCGTCAAGTAACTTTGACACACTTACAAAAGCCATTGAGGCTAACCTCAGTCCTGAGGACAATAAAAATAACAAATCAAAATATCAAGACGAAAGATTATGGAAACCAGAACTAGATAAGACAGGTAACGGTTATGCTGTTATTAGATTCTTACCAGCTGTTGAAGGAGAAGATTTACCTTGGCAGAGAGTATGGTCACATGCATTCCAAGATATGGGTGGTTGGTACATTGAGAACTCATTGACTACTTTAGGTCAAAAAGATCCTGTGTCAGAAGATAACACAAGACTTTGGAATACTGGATTAGATAGTGACAAAGAGATTGCTAGAAAGAGAAAAAGAAAATTATCTTACTTCGCAAATATCCTTGTTATATCAGATCCAAAGCATCCTGAAAAAGAAGGTAAAACATTTTTATTCAAATTTGGTAAAAAGATATTTGATAAAATTACAGAAGCAATGCAACCTGCGTTTGAAGATGAGAAACCAGTAAATCCATTTGACTTCTGGAAAGGTGCTAACTTCAAATTGAAAATCAGAAAAGTTGATGGTTATTGGAACTATGACAAATCTGAATTTGATAGTCCTGTACAAATTAAGGAGAGTGATGATGAGATCAAAGCAATTTGGAAACAACAACACCCTCTAAAACCATTCCTAGACCCTAGTAATTTTAAATCCTATGACGAACTCAAAGAGAAACTGAATAGGACGATTACGGGTGTAAGAAGTACCACAACTGCTGACAAAGTTGACCTCCCGCCACAAGTCAACAGTAGTGTAAAAAGTAATGAAGTTGCTTCAACTTCAGCCAGTGATGATGACGATACGTTGTCTTACTTTAGTAAGTTGGCTGAAGAGCAGTAAGCTCTCTCGCTTTAATACTTTTAAGGAGGTATCAGAAATGGTACCTCCTTTTTTGTTATAAATATTACTATGTCAGTTTCCATATTAGACCCATTAAAAGACAAACAAGGTGGTATACGAAAGAGTGCCAACTGGTATCGTACTAACGTACAATCAATAGCAGATAGAGTAACAGCTAGAAAGCTAATGTCTTCGGGTAAATTAAATGGTATTCCTAGCAGAGGACGTTTAAATATGTTCTTTTATGACCCTAAATATAAGAAGGTGTTACCTTATTATGATACGTTTCCATTAGTGTTACCACTTGAAACAATACCGGGTGGATTTATGGGAATGAACTTTCACTATTTGAGACCATTGCAGAGATTGAGTTTATTAAATAACTTACAAAGATTTGCTAGTGGTGGAATGAGTAAGAATACAAGAATTGATGCGACTTATGATGGAATTAAGAATGTTGGTATAGCAAAACCAACAATAAAGAAATATTTGTATAGTCATGTTAGATCAAGTTTTTTAAGAATTGATTTTGATGAGGCAGCGTTGGCAGTATATCTACCAGTGCAACAATGGAAAAAAGGAAGACCCTATTAATGAAAACAATTAAAAGAATTATAGCAAAAATATTTGGCATAAAACAATGTCAATGTAAGGAGAAATAACAGTGGCGATACTCAGAGGTGGGAAGCGAATTGGTGGACACGATATCAGAATAGGTCTACCTAGAGATAGAAGCCTAGACAATGTAAACAGCGATCCTAGATTAAGACAGAAAGCTGGTGGTAATCCTGAAACTACTATGGGTAGATTTCAAGCTTATGTAAATGAAGCTGAAGGATTTCAAAGAAAGGCTAGATTCTATGTTGAGTTTGGTATGCCAAATGGAGTTACTTCACAAGGATTTGGTGATACTGATTTGCAAGGTGGTGATGAAGCTCAAGGATTTTCTAGTAGCGTTACTACTCATACTATGAGAACAGACTCCACAAAGAAACGAGTACAAGCATTTTGTAGTGAAATATCAATGCCAAATAGAGAAGCAATTACTAAAGAGGTTAAACATAATGGACCTACTAGAAAAATTATTTACGATTACACTTCAGCACCTATCACAGCTACATTTTATACAGATAAGTTTATGAGAGAAAGAACTTATTTTGAGATATGGCAGAAAGCTGCATTCAGTAATGTTACACACAATTTTAATTATTATAATGATTACGTTGCACCTATCGATATATTTGCTTTAGGAAGTTTTGCTAGCAGACAAGAAAGAGATGACGTAAGTTATGGAGTTAGACTTTTTGATTGCTATCCTAAAACAATAAGTGAAGTTTCATTTGCTCATAGTTCAAATGAAGTACAAACTTTTACTGTAACGTTTGATTTTAGATATTGGGTTAATTACTTTATTGATAGAGCAGGAACTATTGACGTAGGACAATCAGAATTTAAACAACCAACTGTTAAATCGGCAGGTGGTATGTTTGGTGGATTAATTAGTATGTTACCACCAGAAATAAGAAGAGCAGGTAGAGATGTGTTAAATGATTTGAGAAGAAGAGCACCGATTGGTAGAGTTACTGGCGGTAGAGTATTCCCACCATTTAAAATACCTCCACTAAATATATAAATATAAGGAGATATTATGGCGTTACCAAATGTAGAAATACCAAGATATGAATTGACACTACCATCACAAGATGAAAAAGTACAATTTAGACCATTCCTAGTCAAGGAAGAGAAAATATTACTCATGGCTATGGAATCAAAAGACAATAAAGAAATAGTATCAGCTACAAAGCAAATATTAAACGCTTGTACTTTTAACAAATTAAACATAAACACGTTACCTATGTTTGATATAGAATATATACTATTACAAGTTAGAGCAAAATCTGTAGGTGAAGTTTCAAAGTTTAGAGTTTTGTGTCCAGATGATAAGGAAACTTTAGTTGAAGTAGAACTGGATTTATCAAAAGTGAATGTGAATGTTGATGATGACCATACAAACAAAATTGTAATTGATAAGAAAAGAAATTTAGGTTTAGTTTTAAACTATCCATCGCTGGAAACAAGTCAAGCTGGCTTTGATATGGACGATAAAGATATAGATTCTGTGTTTAGCATTATCATATCTTGTGTAGACCACATCTATGAGGGAGATAAAATCTTCCCTGCGAAAGATAGTACAAACGAAGAACTTAAGGACTTTATTGAATCATTATCACAAGAGGCTTTTAAAAATATAAAGACCTTTTTTGGTACTATGCCACAATTAAGACATGAGATTGAAGTTGAAAATCCAAAGACAAAGATAAAGAGTAAAGTAGTCTTTAAAGGATTGCAAGATTTTTTTCAATAAGCCTCTCCCATACCAGCTTAGAGGCATACTTTGAAACCAATTTTGCGTTAATGCAACATCATAAATACTCATTGACTGAACTTGATAATCTTATACCATGGGAAAAAGACATATATGTTAATATGTTAGTAAACTATATAAAAGAAGAAAACGAAAAACGAAGACGAGAGGCAAACAAATAATGTTACCATCAATAGACACACCAAGAGATGAAGGACAAATACAAGAGATTGTAAAAGAAATAGGTACTGCTGTATTTAAAAGTGCAAAGTTATCTATGGAATCTGCTG